ATACGGGAGCGCGATCGTGACTAAACTGTGGGCTACACTGCATACACACTGGCGGGACTCTGTGTGTTACTATACAGTCACAGATCATCAAGGCAGCATCTGTGTGATCACTGGCAGCTACAGAGTGGCTCAGCGATATCTGGTTCTCTGCGCAGAAGGTTTGACCAGTGCTCAGATACTGCAACTAGATCACTATATGGCCAAGGCCCCGCTGCGTAATAAACAAAAATAACCCAATTTGATCTCTCAGAGTTGACAGTCGCAGAGATCTGCCTTATAATATACATATGCTTAAGAAAAGACTACTAAGCAAGGATCGATGGACTATGACACTACCAGATGAACGCTATCGTGCTGTACTAGCTGCGGAACGGCTGCTGAAGGATCTCTGTGATTCCAGCTCTACGCCAAGGGTTCCTAGAGCTGTACGGGATCGCGCTCGGTCTGTGCTGCGTCATTATCCTTCAAAGTGGGACATGGATCGTGCAGCAACACTAGCTGATCACGTGTTTGAAACTAGGGATCCCGTGGATGATCTGCAGGAATTCTTGATCAAAGGTATAGAAAAACAGCAGCAGCAGAAATAAACAGTTCAGGGGCCTCTAGCTCATGTTGGTTAGAGCAGCGGACTCATAATCCGTTGGTGCGGAGTTCGACTCTCCGGGGGCCCACCAATCACGCCTTAGCTCAGTTGGATAGAGCAACAGCCTTCTAAGCTGTGGGTCAGGGGTTCGAATCCCTTAGGCGTGGCCAGTTAACGCAGCACAGCAGCAGCCCGGATGGTGAAATAGGTAGACACAAGAGACTTAAAATCTCTCGCTTTAACGAGCGTGCCGGTTCGATTCCGGCTCCGGGCACCACCTACAGCAGCAGCTACAGCAGCAGACAGCAGCAACTCCAGGACGATCACAGCAGCACACAGCAGCAGCCCCTGAGACAGCTGGTCGCGAATGGTTAGTAAGCACTGACTGACTGGCTGCAAAGGAGAGTGCCGCTGCAGGGGCCAATCTGTGGCATTTTGGCAACATTTTGGCTGCGATCATTTTGGTTGACAGGTCTGCTCTGGGGTGCTATACTATATGCATAGTGAAGGAGCGAACAGTGAGAGCAAAAAGATCAGATCGTAATCATATCATCTACCAGATCGTAGGACCCCAGGGCATCTACGTGGGTGTCACAGCCAAGACTGAAACTACTGTATTGAAGTCAGTTCGTGCTCGCATAGCCAAGCACTTCTATCGCGCCCAACGTGAAACCAAAGCCTGGGCACTGTGCGATCTGCTTCGTGGCTATGCCAGCAAGGATGATATCGAAGTAAGAGTCATGGAGATCGTCAGGGGCAAGCAGGCAGCACATGCTCGTGAACGTGAATTGATCCGTGAATTGAACCCTGTGTACAACACTGACAAGAGAGGTGTATGATGTGGTACGTATACGATAAGAGATCATCTGCTGTGGTCAAAAGCTACAAGACCCACCCGGCTGCGCAGGCAGCTATCACCCGGGCCCATAAGAAGTATGTCAGGGCCTTCCCCTACGTGCCGGGCAGCAATGCTCATGAAGATGATCCCCTGTTCTGGATGGCCGCAGCGGATTCACAGTACTATCACATGTTCATCGAGCAGAGGAAGATCGTGCGCAATCTTATGTCGGGCAAAGAGGTAGAGATCTCTGTGAACACTCCTAGAAGCTGTGATCCTTCATCGGAACTGTACTGGTCGATGTAGGTTGACAGCTCTCTAGAAAGAGCATATACTGTAGGCTAAGTTAACAACAAGGAGCGCGAAATGGGTACACGATCACTAGTGGGTGTCATGCACGGCACCGTCTGCAAGAGCGTCTACTGCCACTACGATGGCTATCTCAGCTACACAGGCGAGATCCTTGACAAACACTACGACAGCAGCAAAGCCAACGCTCTGGTCGCACGTGGGGACAATTCGGGCATCAAAGAGACCCTGGAAGAAATGAACTTCTACGAAGATCGTGAAGCTCAGGGCGAGGATGTGGAAAAGTTTGTTAACAGCACACCTTGGCAAGTGGCACACACATTCGATGAGTTCCTAGATCAGGTCTCGGGCTGTGGTGCTGAGTACTACTATGTCATGCGTGACGGTGTGTGGTACGTGGGTGCCGTGTATGATGTTTCGGGATTGATCAAAGGCGGTTTGGTGCCCTTGACTGAAGCACTGGCCCAAAACACCATAGAGAACCTGCTGGCAGAAGAGGGATAACCCTACAACTTGAAGGGTTATTACTGTTAGGGGTTGACAACAGCCCCTAATGGTAATATACTAGAGGCTGTGTTAAACAAATAGGAGCGAACGCAATGTATATCACTTTTACTGAAGGTTGGTACAATATCAAGGGTCAGCCCACTAATGTCAGTGGACTCACTTTCAAGCTTGTCGAAGACTACAAAGTAGCCAAGACCGGCGAAGGCTATGTCACTGTAGAAGGTGGCGGACAGCCGGGCTTCCCAGATCGCTCAATCCGCATCAAGTGCCGTCAGGGTGACTACAATGTTGCAGGCAGTGCCAAACCCATCCCACAAGGAGTAACTATGCTTCAAGCACTGAAGAAGACCGCTAAGGGTGCCGAAGTCACCGACTTTACCCAGATTAAGGTCTCTGACGAGGCTGTAGCACACGAAAGTGACGAAGAGATCATCGAGCGTACCCGTCTGCGCTTTGATATCCTCAAGGATATGACCAAAGCAGTCAAGCAAGGCGATGTCCGTGCTATGATCGTCACTGGCCCTCCAGGTGTGGGCAAGAGCTTTGGTGTTGAAGAAGTACTAAGCAAAGACGATCTGTTTGACGTTATGGGTCAACGCAAGCCCAAGTACGAGATCGTTAAAGGTGCTATGAGTGCCATTGGTCTGTACTCAAAGCTCTACAAGTTCTCAGATGCTAAGAACATCCTTGTGTTCGATGACTGTGACTCAATCCTTTTGGACGACATTAGTTTGAACATCCTTAAGGCCGCGCTGGATTCGTCCAAGAAGCGTACTATCTCGTGGAACACTGACAGCCGTATCCTACGTAGCGAGGGTATCCCTGACAAGTTTGAGTTCAAGGGTGGTGCTATCTTTATCACTAACCTGAAGTTTGAGAATGTGCGCTCTAAGAAACTGCAAGAGCACTTGGCGGCTCTAGAGTCACGCTGTCACTATATCGATCTGCGTATGGACACAGATCGCGAGAAGGTCTTGCGTATCGAGCAGATCGTCAAGGACGGTATGTTGGATAGCTACGAGTTGGAGCAGGTCGCTAAGGATGAAGTCGTGGACTTCATCAAAGACAATCGTGCTACTATGCGTGAGCTGAGCCTGCGCACTGTGCTCAAAGTAGCAGATCTGCGCAAGAGCTTCCCAACTAACTGGCAGAACATGGCCAAGGTCACTGTTATGAAGGGTGCCTACTAATGGTAGACATTCTGATCCGTGACTGCCAATACGTTGGCCCGGAGCAGGACCCCCGACGGGGTTCGCTCCACTACTGTGGTGCTCCTGTGCTCGCAGGCAAGAGCTACTGTGGTGATCACTATTGGGTGATCTATAAACGAGGCACTGCCCTGGCCGGGAAGAAGAAAGAAAAGGCCATCGATGCTGAGATCGCTGATCTCAAACGTCAACAAGAGATAGACGAACTGGAGTAACAAAATGGGTGATCTTATTAAACTGATCGTGTACGCTGTGCTGATCACAGCACTGCTGGCCGCTGGACCTTTGCTGGTCATATGGAGTTTGAATACTCTGTTCCCTGTGCTGGCTATACCCTACACGATCGCTACCTGGTTTGCCACTTTGATTTTGGGTGTAGCATTGAATCCTACGGCCCGGATAAAGAAGGATTAAATTGGTGAAATGCGGGATTGCATTTCAGAATGGGATCCTGTAATATATGTGAACGCTGAAGAAAAAGTAATCAGCTATATTAACTTAAAGGAAACAAAGAAATGAAGATGATTTCAAAAGAGACCAAGACTTTCAAAGTCTTCAACGCACTGATGAACGGTGACAAGTTGACTGCTAGCCAAGCAGAGAAGCGTTTTGGCGTGAAGAACCTCGCTGCTGAAGCCAGCCGCATCCGCCAGAATGGTTATGCTGTTTACAGCAAGACTCGTACAGCTAACAACGGTGTTACTGTTACAGAGTACGAGTTGGGCAAGCCAAGCCGTGAAATCGTTGCACTGGGCTACAAGGCCAAGGCAATGGGCTTGACTTTAGAGACTATCTAAAGAGTTTTTCAAAGACCAAGCCGATTCGCTCCCGGGGCGGTACTTTGGGGTGTGGCAAAAATGCCACACCTTTTCTCTTGACCGGCACTCCTCAAATGTTGCAAAAAAGCAACAGAAATATTGGTTGACAGACAGCCCAAACTGCCATACAATAGACACAGTTAAATAGCAAAGAGGAGCGAACCCATGCAATTCACAGCAGACCAAGTTTGGGCCTTAGCGGTAGCCGCAGACCGTATCAACGGCAGCTACCTCAAAGAGGACCAATGGGAAGAGCAGAATGGCTCAATGGTGAAGACCAAAGAGGCCAACAAGCTCATGGTCAAGCGTTGGTTGCGTGAAGGGACCTTTCCTGTCACAGAGCAGGACACAGAAGAAGGCCGCCGGGTTCGTCAATATTTCAACACCTTCATCATGCGAGAGCTAGCGGGCAAGCTCAATGACTTTGAGCGCCAGGCACTCAAGCTGGCCCAAAAGCAAGAGTTCACAGGCCGTGATCTCTACGACTTTGCTGTGATATCATGCTTGCCCTCTGTGGCTCGTCGTGATCTACAGCGTCAAGAGATCAAGCGGGAGATCTATCAGAGCGAGCAACTGGTAGGTTCTGTGGGCCAAACTATCGTGGGTGACTTCACCGTGATCAACTGCTGGTTCAACCAGAACTACTCCAAATGGCGTGTCCAGGGTCGTATGGGCGAGGCTTTCGTGGACTTCTGGTTCTCGAAGGAGCTAGTTGGGGAGCTGAAGATCAAGGGCAAGATCAAAGCCGTTCGTGGCGATAAAACAACACAGCTCAACTATGTTAAGATCATCGGTTGACAGTATCTGAGAGCGGTGTTATACTAATGACACTGAGAGAGTAGTTAGTTTAATCATTTTTTAAAGCGAGGTCTATATGAGCAAAGCACAAGACGTTTCCGTCCGTCAAGTTGGTCCTAAGCGAGCCAAGCGGGCTATCAACAAGGCGATCCAAAAGCGCCGTCCCGTATTCCTGTGGGGCCCTCCAGGTATCGGTAAGTCCGATATCGTCAAGCAGATCGGTGAGGATGCCGGTCGTGAAGTGATCGATATCCGTCTGCCACTTTGGGAACCTACAGACATCAAGGGTATCCCTTACTTCGATTCCACTGCCAATACTATGGTGTGGGCGCCTCCTGCAGAACTTCCTAGCGATCCAGATAGCAAGGCTATCATCTTCTTGGACGAGCTCAACTCCGCTCCTCCGGCAGTTCAGGCCGCGGCCTATCAGTTGGTGCTGAATCGTCGTGTCGGTCAGTATAAACTGCCTGCAGGTGTAGACATCGTTGCCGCTGGTAACCGTGACGGCGACAAGGGTGTTACCTATCGTATGCCTGCTCCGCTGGCTAACCGCTTCCTGCACTTGGAGATGAAGGTAGACTTTGACGACTACCAAGAGTGGGCTACTGCCAACAAGATCCACCCTGAGGTCGTTGGTTATGTGTCGTTCGCCAAGCAGGACCTCTACGACTTCGATCCTAAGGGTTCCTCTAAGTCGTTCGCAACTCCTCGTTCTTGGTCTTTCGTCAGCGATCTGCTCACAGATGACGACACTGACACTGACACGCTGACTGATTTGGTTAGCGGTGCTATCGGTGACGGCTTGGCTGTGAAGTTTATGGCTCACCGTAAGATCGCAGGTCGCTTGCCTAAGGCAGAAGAGATCCTTAAGGGCAAGGTCAAGGACCTGCAGATCAAAGAGATCTCTGCGATGTATTCTTTGACTGTTAGCCTCTGCTACGAGCTCAAGGAGCAGGCAGAGAAGAAGGCTAAAGATTGGGACGATCAGGCGGATTACTTCTTCCGCTATATGATGGATAACTTCCCGACTGAGATCGTTGTTATGGGTGCTAAGACCGCTCTCAGCAACTACAACTTGCCGTTGGATGCTACGAAGATGAAGAGCTTCGACGAGTTCCACAAGCGGTTCGGTAAGTATGTTTTGTCAGCAATGGAGAATTAAGACCTCGCCCATTGCTAGGGCTACGGGCTTCTCAGGGCTCGTAGCCCACCTTTTTTGGTTGACAAGGGTGCCAGATGGTGCTACAATAGATACATACAGTTAGGAGAGCGAACAATGGACCCAATCATAGATAAACTTACAACTGCCCGAGTAGGACTGCTACTTAAGGCTCCTTTCTTTGGTAATATGGCTACCCGTATGAAGCTCATTGATGCTTCCGACTGGTGCCCTACTGCCGCTACTAATGGCAGGGACTTCTTCTACAATAAGAAGTTCGTTGAGAAGCTCACGGTTAAGAAACTAGAGTTCCTGTTTGGACACGAGATCTGTCACTCTGTCTTTGATCACTTTGGCCGTGTTGGTAGCCGTGATCGTATGCTCTGCAACATCGCACAAGACTACGCTGTCAACCAGATCCTTGTAGACGAACGCATTGGTGAGAAGATCACCGAAGTTAAGATCTGCTATGATCCAAAGTATCGTGGCATGGCTTGGGAAGAGATCTACGACGAGCTCTACGAAAAAGCAGAGAAGATCCCTATGTCGCAACTGCTGGCACAACTTGGTGAACTCTTGGACGAGCACATCAAAGAAGAAGAAGGCGTTGGCTCAGAAGGCGACAAGACCAAAGACGGCAAGGGCAAGCCTAGTCTCAGCAAAGAAGAAGCAGAAGCTCTGCGTCAAGAGATCAAAGAAGCCATGATCCAAAG